CCCCTATATCGCTTCCAGACCTCGAAGAATGGCTGCAGATATGACTGACCCCACCCCTCATTCGTTAGACGCTGTTTCCAGGGCAGGAAGAGGCCGTCAAAGCGAAGAACGCGGCTGTTATGTACTAGAAGATATTGAAGATCGTTTTCTTGGCTGACTGCCTTACTCGTACTTATTCTGTATAACTCTGGCTTTCTGTAGTTGAGATAGTTATAGTCATTTGGGACAATTTCTCTTCTCGATAGCGGTACGAGGTCAGCAATACCCCGAACACGCTCAGGTACAACAGGCTCGCTAGGCTCAAGCCCATCATCCAGGACGAGAAATAGTGCAGCTCCTCCATAGATTCTCTGTAGCTTGAGAGTTTCTTCGATGTACGAATAGAAGTCAAGATCCTCTAAATAGTTTTCAAACGCTTTGATCGTCTCTTCATAACCCTCAACCACCTCACCAAGTTTGATTGTGGGTTGCCTGGTGACAGCAGCTTCAGCATAGATGTCAATTACACGACGGCAGAGAGGGTCGTAGTACAGAGCCTCAAGCTCTGTTTCAGACAGCAGACGTGGTTTGCGTACAGCGAAGTACTCAGCTTTATCTCTTTTCGTTCCCAGGCCAGAGATGGCGTTAATTAAAACACCGTCATTACGAACTTCAGAGTCCATTCTGACTTCAGGAGTTTCCGAAGTTTCCGACAAAGTTTCGGCCTTAACTCGTTAACTCTAGATTAGCGATAAATTTTCCCAGATCTTTTTGCTTCTCTAGGTGCCAGCTATGTAATTCTTTAGCGGCATGCAGTATATGTCGGCGCATCATATCCATGCCTTCTGGTTCGTCACAGTATTCAGAGACTGTGTCCTTCATCCATTCCTGCATTTGTTCTGCTCGTTTCATGTTTATAGGATCTTCATCTCCGATCCATATTTCGTTTTGATTGTTGATTCCAGGTCTCCAGCTATCGCACATCAGATCAGATCGAGCCAACTTGTTGTAGGAGTTGTAGCGCACGAAGAGAGTGCCAAGGCCAGAGCCATTACTGAGTCGTCATGCGCTCCATCACCAGCCTGTCTATCACCTGTTTCCAACTGCCGGAACATCAACATCTCCTGGTAAAAAGGTTCTCTTGGCAACTTCAGCTCCTCACGCTCCAGGAAGTACGTAATTCGATCTGTATTCGATATCTTGTTTGGTCTGTTGGTGTTGTAAGGCTCGACTAAATACTTCGCCAACGCTTTAGAGAGAATCTCGGACACCACAGCACCAACACCGTTCTTCTCCACAACCACCTTTATCGGGCTGAAGTTCTCTGCCTGCTCAATGATCTGCTGGATGCACCAGTCGGAAGACTTGTACCTGGTCCTGAACATGTTCACCACCTGATAAGGCGTGGTGGTTATGTCGAGGACAACAGAGCACCAGTAATCGTCACCACCAGCAGCGGGGTCAATCGCCATGGTGTA